ATACACATAGGAATTTTGATTGATGGTAGGCGACCTTATCCTGCCTACCTGCAATCCCTACTGAGTATGATAAGATACTCCTATGACTATACAACTGAATGAATATATTTTACCTGAGCATATATCTTACTCAGCATTTACTACCTTCATTGACTGTGGATATCAGTATTATCTAGGTCGATTACTTAGCCTACCTGAGCAACCATCCGTATGGTCGGTAGGCGGTTCATCATTTCATACGGCTACTGAGATGTGGGACTTGGATAACCTATGATTAATGTTGTTAACGAAGAAGGTGGCATTACCACTATGGAGTGGGACACCTATAAAACTATTATGCGTGAACGTTACCTTGATGGACTACAAGAAACTTGGGCTGTTGCTGTCGGTGCTATTGATACTCTTCTTGACAAGACTATGGATGAAACTGAATTGGTTGGATTACTTACTGCTAAACTAGCACTTAAGGAGGCACTAAGTGAGCACCGCTCAAAGTTTATGGGATAAGGCTTGGGCTAAAGAGTCTGAAGGTATTGACTTAACATTTGCTCGTGTTGGTGGTAGAACATCTAAAGCATTTCCTAATAGAGAGAACATAGATTTCTGGCAACAGACAGGACCTGAGTGGGTTCAGTCTTACATTGATTGGCGCAAGGCTAATTATAACTGGAAAATTTGGCACACTCCTGAGGGCGCACCTGCCGTAGAGTTGGGGTTAACTCCAGTCTTTGCTAACGTACCAGTAAAGATGGTTCTTGATAGAGTGTTTGAAGTCGATGGTGAGTTGGTCGTGGTTGACCTCAAGACTTCACAACAGACCCCAACTTCTACCTTACAACTTGGCTTCTACAAACTAGGACTCAAGCAAGTCTTAGGTGTGGACATTAAGTATGGCGCATACTGGATGGCTAGACAAGAAGGTACCTCTGCTATGGTTGATCTTAGTGATTACACCGAGGAGAAACTTGAGTACCTTGTCGCCTCCTTTGATAAGGCACGTAAGGCTGGTATATTTATTCCTAATACAAACAACTGCAATCGTTGTGGACTAACAGAACACTGTCAGTTCACTTCGAAGAAATGAGAGAAACAATGGCAAATGAAGACTGGAAACTACAAGTTTCCTACAAGACACCATCAGGTGATATGATAAACATACGTGCTAATACTGCTGATGAACTATCAGTATTGTTAGAAGGCGTAGGAGATTACTCCACACAGATCGCTGCTACTCAGCAAAAGATAGTAGGTTCTTATGCTCTAAACCCGTCATCAACGTCGAGTTCCACTACAAGCACAAGGCCCTCGAACTACTCCGCACCAACCCCAGTCTCAGCAGCGTCAGGTACAGCGTCACCCGTATGCAAACACGGGGCACGTATATGGCGAGAGGGAATCAGCAAGGCTAGTGGTAAACCATATGCATTCTGGTCTTGTCCTGCACCACAGGGAACACCTGACCAATGCAAACCAGTAAACTAAAAAACTGGCACAAATCTTTTTTCGGAACTAGAAAGGAACCTGGATGCGTACACTTGTCAGATCAGTTGGTCGTGCTAGCATTGGTGGGGAACCATTACCATCTTGCTTTAAAGCATTCGAATCAAACAAGATCATCATCCGTCGCTCCGAAGTTTCTATGTTCGCAGCAGCACCGGGTGTCGGAAAATCCACACTAGCATTAGCATTAGCGTTAAAGATGAAAGTGCCAACACTTTATATCTCAGCAGATACTAATGCACATACAATGGCTATGCGACTAGCGTCTATGATTTCTGGAAAAAACCAAACAGATGTAGAGGGGATGCTACATTCTGATGTTGGTTGGACTAAGGCTACTCTATCCAAGAGTAGCCATATAGTCTGGTCATTTGAATCAGCACCAACACTACAAGATATTGATGAAGAAGTCCAAGCCTTTGAAGAATTATGGGGTTGCTCTCCTACGCTTATCATAGTGGATAACTTAATGGATGTAGCCACAGATGGTGGCGAAGAGTTCGCTTCAATGAGAGCGATTATGAAGGAGTTGAAGTATCTTGCTCGTGCTACTAATTCGGCTGTTGTCGTTCTTCATCACACTAGTGAGGCTGTGCTTGGGTCTCCGTGTCAGCCACGCTCTGCTATCCAGGGTAAAGTGGCACAACTTCCAGCGCTTATATGTACACTTGGTGTTGTCGGAAGTTCAATGGGTGTGGCTCCAGTCAAAAACAGATATGGAAAAGCCGACGCAGGTGGTGGACTGATGACTTGGATTGCATTTAATCCTGAGTATATGTTTGTTGATGATATCCCAGAGAACCATTGATATGCCAACTAAAGATATAGGTAGAAGATCTATAACAATTGGACTTAATACTATACATTGTTTTGGAATTGGATATGAAAGATATCCGATATTAGATATGGAGATTGGCTATCCAGTTCAGGTAGTTGCCTGGATAAATAGATTTGATTTCTTATTTTTCTTTATTAACTTTACTAAGTATCCGAAGGTGGACTGGCGTGAGTAGTTATGGTAAACGTAAAGGTGCTACCTTTGAAACTAGTGTAGTCAAATGGCTAAGGTCAAGAGATATACTAGCGGAAAGATTAACCAAGGCTGGCGCTAAAGATGAGGGTGATGTGGTTGCTTTCTTGGAAGGAGCGGCTAACATACTAGAATTAAAAGCAACAAAGAAATTAGACTTACCACAGTTCTGGCGTGAGGCTGAGGTTGAGGCAGAGAATTATGCTAAGGCTAGAGGATTAAAAGAAGTACCATATAAGTTCGTGATAGTTAAACGTAGACAGGCAGGAATAGATAAGGCTTGGGTGGTGGAAGATTTTGAACAATGGACTAAGAGGGCGGGAAAATGACTTACCAAACATACGAGAAGTACTCATCCATTACGGAGCAAGTGTACGACAAGGACACGGGCAGGCTAACATCAAGTGCCCTTTCCATTCGGACACTCACCAATCAGGAAGCGCTGATCTCGACGATAACTTATTCATCTGTTTCGCCTGCGGAGTCCAAGGTAACAGTCTACAAATTATCGCACAACAAGAAAGGGTAGACATACGTGAGGCAAAGCACATCGCAGAAAGAATTACTGGGTCAAGCAACTCAGAAGTACGCGGCAAACATTTATCAGGCAGAAGATTACCTCAGAAGCAGGGGTATAACAATAGAAGCAGCACGGCTGGCTCGATTCGGCGTAGTAGGGGAGCCTGAAATTGGACACGAACAATACAAAGGAAGATTATCCATACCGTATATTACCAAGAGTGGTGTTGTCGATCTTCGTTTTCGCAGCCTTCATCCTGCTGTTGAACCTAAGTATATGGGTTTAACTGGGGCTGAAACTAGAATGTATAATGTATTAGACATAGAAAAAGCAGGCGATTTTATAGGAGTGTGTGAAGGTGAATTGGACACAGTTACTTTATCTAGTTGTGTTGGCATCCCTTGTATCGGTGTACCTGGGGCTAATAGTTGGAAGAAGCACTACACGAGATTGCTCGCTGACTTTGAAAGAGTATTTGTATTTGCAGATGGAGATCAACCAGGAAAAGAATTTGCAACAAGTCTGGCAAGAGAACTGCCAGTCACAATCGTGCAAATGCCAGACGGAGAAGATGTGAATAGTTCATATGTAAAGTTTGGTGCTGATTATATTAGGGAGAAGGCGGGACTAGATGGATAGAAGTATACCACCCTGCCCTGAATGTGGTGAACATTTTGAGAATGTATTTCAGGCAACAGATCATTTGCTGGAAGATAACGAAGAGTTTGATCCAGCACTAGTCTTACCTAATGGTGCTAGATTAATGATAGGTTCTTTACTTAGGTGTCTGTATAAATATGCAAACAAACCAGATCAGATAAAGACTATAACCCAGTCTACATATATGACATTGTTTACGGCAGAGACACAGCCCGAAGCAATCAAAGATATAGTAGAAGAGATGATAATTGAATCGCAGATGATGGAAATAGATAATGAACTCAAGCAATTACTTGAAGAGGGGAAGTGAAGAATGGCAGATTATAATCCACTTGGAGGAACAAGGTTTCCATATAAGTCAGATACAGAAGAGGGATGGCCAACTCGTAGTTACCCTGACAGTACCTCTTTTGAGTCAGCAGTAGCACAAACATTCCAAGAACTATTAGATCTATTACTATCTAAACATAAAGATTACGGACCAAAGAACATTGCTGATGCACCTGGTGGTGCCGTCAATGGGTTGCGTGTTCGTATGCACGACAAGTTAGCACGTATAAATAACTTAGTAGATAGCGGTAAGAATCCAGAGCACGAATCCATTGAAGATTCCTTCAAGGATATGGCGAACTATGCAATCATAGGGTTGTTAGTTCTTAGAGGAAAGTGGAACAAATGAAAATTATAGTCTGCGTATCTGATTTGCAGGTACCGTACCACGATAGAAAGGCAGTATCCGTACTGTCTAAGTTTATAAAACAATATAAACCTGACGAGGTAGTATCTGTTGGGGACGAAATGGATATGCAGACTATATCCAAATGGAGTAAGGGTACAGATCTTGAACACGAGAAGTCTATTGCTAGAGATAGAGATGAAACATATCGTGTACTTGAATCATTAAAGATTAAACATATGATTCGATCTAACCATACTGATAGATTATTTAATACTATTAAGATGAGGGCACCGGGACTTGCTGGTCTGCCTGAATTAGAACTAAAGAACTTCTTAAGACTTGATAACTTAGGCATTACTTACCACGAAAAACCATATGAACTAGCACCTAACTGGTTGCTATTGCACGGTGACGAGGGTAATGTGCAACCTACTGCTGGTGCTACCGCACTTGGACTAGCCAAACGTGCTGGTATGTCTGTAGTCTGTGGTCATACGCATCGTATGGGCTTGACACATTACACTCAGTCATACTTTGGTGGTCACCCTAAAACTATTTGGGGATTAGAAGTTGGTTGTTTAATGGACTTTAAGTTTGCGAAGTATGTTAAGGGTGGATTGTTTACGTGGCACAAAGGTTTCGGTGTCTTATACGTAGAAGGAAATAAAGTTATACCACATCTTGTTCCAGTCAATATGGATGGTTCATTTGTATTTGATGGGAAGGTGTGGAAGTAATTGGATTGGGATAACATTGAGAAGTGGGACTACATTGTAACAGCGGTTGCCTCAGAGTATCATAGAAAGTTTTCTATGGTAGAGTTAGAGGACATAAGACAATCGCTGTATCAATGGTTTGCCGAGCACCCAAACAAACTTAAGGATTGGGAAGCAATAGGTGAGAAGGATGCAAAGAATCTTATCTATCGTTCACTTCGTAATCAAGCATTAGATTATTGCCAACGTTGGAAGGCTAAGTCTATTGGCTATGATGTTGGTGACTTACATTATTATGAATCAGAAATAGTTGAAGCATTACTACCACCAGTATTACGTGGTGAGTATGGTGTTACACATAAGTTAAATCTTGGTAGACCGGGTAGGCCGTCTGCTCCCGCCGAAGGTGGCAACTTAACTATAATGATGTTAGAAGTTGACTCAGGTTACTGGAAGTTAAACAAGGAAGATAGAAGAATTATATTCCTACGTTATGCAGAGAACCTAGACTTCGGCGAGATAGCAAACTACTTGGAACTTGGTACTGATAGTGCTGCACGAATGAGACTTAAGCGTGCCATTCGTAGGCTCATCAATAAGATAGGTGGATACAAACCTTATCACGATGTCGATACTGTTAGTGCTGAAGATCAAGAGGTTGAAGAATAGTATCCGTCATCAGGATCAAACTCATTCTCTCCATCAGACCATAGATCATATTCGCTATCGTTCATAGCAAAATCTTCTATCTCTTCATCATCATATAGATCGGCAAACAATTTCTTACCCTTAGAAATGGGCAGAAAACCTACGGTTTTAACTACTTTTTCGACGTCCTCGAACTCAGTAGTCTTGGGTAAGTTATCTTTATCTTCCCACTTTATACTGAAGGTATCGAGATTAAACTCCCATACACCTTGTAGTGTGTATGCCTACACTTCAACTCAATATATAAATCATCACGCTCTGACACGCAATCATAATTAGAATACTCATCGCTAACCATTGTAAGGTCAGGATAGTATTCATCTTTAAGCATACTAAAGAGTTGTTCTTCGTTCATTATCCTCCTGTTGAATAGAACCCTGTCCCTTTGAAATGAACTGGGTTGGCTTGATATTCTCTTGTCATTTCTCTATTGCATTGCGGACACTCAACCAAGTCATCACGTTCATCAACGCTACGACTTAGTTCTGTTAGTGTCTTATCGTCTAGACATCTGTATGAATAGGTTGGCATTACAGTTCCTCACTATCGTCTGGTGTTGGTGCTGTTGCAAGAGTGCCACATAAAGCACACTCCATATCTAAGAAGTACATATCTATATCACCAGTCTCCTCATCAAAGATAGTCTTTAAGTTCCATATATTACAACCGCAAGGACATATGGTAGTGGCTCTACCACGTATGTCCATAGCAGATTTGTAATCAGGCTTAAGTTCTGTGATATGTTTTCGGTTATTGATTAGTAGTATCCCTTCTTAGTAAAGAACTCCCACGCCAAGCAAGGGGTCTGATACCTATTGTAGATATAAGACAACCCTCTGTCAATTTGTATTGGCGCAGGAGTCTTAGGGTCAAGCCCTAATATCTGTGGAATACCTCCAGCATTTTTACCCATAACCTTTATTTTATTGTATGCGTTGGGTCTCCAATTGCTTTCTTTAGTCCACAATTTATTAAGGCACGTCCATTGTTTATGTTGCCACTCGTAAAGTTTATCTTGTGCATATGCTTTGCTATCCTTTATTGTCCATTCAATCTCAGGCTCTTCGCTTATCGTTGGGTTGGACACAGGTGTAGCAAATCTGATACTTACTATCACTAATAAACTTGCAGTAAGTAATAACATAATTTCTCGTCTCATAATAAAGCACCTATAAAGTATAGAACTAAAAGAAATATAAGGGTATATGGTATGGTTGCGCCACCCATTATGAATAGCAAACCAACTACCAAATTAAATCCTATAAACTTTAGTATCTTTACACCTCTCTCAGATCTCCTCTGCTATTACATCTTTGCCTGTTGGCATATCAAAGTCAGAGACTTCCCACTCCCGATAGGGCGCGTCAATCGCTAACTCTATTGCTCTATCTATATCATACTCCGATACATAATAGACAAGTTCTGCTGGCACTTTAATGGTAATCTTGTATTGCTTAACTTCCATTATATCCTCTCTCCCATAAGGCGTCTAACCTTACGAGCAAACGCTAACTTGTTTTTATTGGTAGAGTTTTTCATAGACCTACCTACCATAAGTAATCTCTCACCTGCCATAGTGCCGCCATATATACCGAAGTATATCTGTTCGCCACGCTTGCCTAACTCTAGGCAGTTATCTTTAGCAGGACAGTTATCACATATAGATAGTGCTTTGATAGCCTTCTCTACTTCTAGTTTGGTTGCTTGTGAATTAGTATTAACGCTACTGTTTGGGTCGGTTAAGTCTACCTCACCAGCAAACCATAAGTCAGGGTCGTCGTGCTTAACACATAGACCATTACTTATATCTAAATCTTTATCATTGGAAAAATATAAATCAATAGAACTCTTAGCCATTTACTAGCCTCCTCTCTATGTTGGTGTAGGTGGGGCGATTACCCCACCCACAATTAACTAGTTTATTATGGGCGGAATACTACAGTAGTATAACCTTCTAAGCGTGAGTGCTTGGCGATTAAGCCTTTCTCACCAGTCAAGTGTTGATACTTGCCGTTGCCTAGAGATACCCACATAGACTTAGGCTTGAACCTAGACTGTGTTGGTAAGTCAGCGAGTGTCATTGATATGCTAGCCAAGTAGTCCTCATATACTCGTGCTGTCGTGGTTGTCATTGTATTACCTTTCATTGTTATCCGCTTGGCAATTTACCAAGTGGTATCTGTTGGTATCGATAGTGATTATATCACTACCAATTCTAGAAGTCAAGTGGTTCTTTACTGTACCACCTGTTATCAATAAATCCATACTCATCTCTTATCATACTCTTGGTGCTAGGGTTATAGCATAGGCAATCTAAGAACTGTGCGCTACAATCAAAGCAACACTCACACATCACACAATAGAGTTCGCTCTCATATAAATCTACTAGCGCATTACAATTAGGACACTCGAAGGTATTATCCTCGAACCCATTACTCTCTTGTCCTACTACTATATCATACACACTAGGCTCATCACCATAGGTATAAGTATAACTCTCGGTGCGTGGCGTGGATACTACAGGCTTGTATGAAGTATTACTCCACCATATACCATTATCGTCCCAACTACCAGCGTTCTCATTGATAATATAAATCTTGTATTGTGCGCTAGGGTCATTAGTCATAACCGCAATCTTGCTACCTCTAGACCACGCACTTATCATATCATATACATAATCGTTATCTAGCGCAGACACACCGCCTAACTGTGGCAGTAATTCCTCTGCCATAATTCTAGTGTCGCTACGCTTATCACCTTTAGGTATATGAATATCTAGCACGCCATTGTGCGCTAGATAAGTATCATACTCCTCACCCTTTACCTTAAATGGGTGGCAGTTTAGTTCGTTCTTAACTCCGTGAGTAGCATACCTAGCGTGCCACATAGCATAGCCATTAGGATACTGCTCACGCAATTCTAAGAACCTAGCGATAGACTTCTTAGCAGACATACTGCGTTCAGATATAATACCATCACCAGTATCTATCGCAAACCCAAAGCCGTGTGGGTTCTTACACGCACCCATCTTTAGGTCATCTTTATTTGGTGTGGAATTAGGATTACACACCACTAGTAGACACATACTTTACCCCCTTACGCATTGACTAACTCATTACTATCGATTACTAACTTATCCACTCTACTCATACGCATATAGAGTTCAGGATATAAACCATTGTTGGCTTGTATCCAATCAGAGAACCACGCCCAACTTAACGCACCCATCTTTACATCTGATAGGGTTAGGTTGCGTGTGTATTCTACTGTTGCGTGTGCTAATTGTATAGCACTAAGCACACCTTCGGGGTTCATAGTTCCCCTAAAGAACCTAAGTTCTAAGGTGTATTGGTTCTGCGTATTTACCGCAGAATATCTCTCGGTCATAGCACTACTAGGGTGAGCAACCTTGTGTGCTAGTGTGAAGTATGGTCTATCGAACTCATCATACTGCCACACATCATTGAACTTAGCATAGTTAGACTTGCGCCCACCTAACTTCATCATCTTATCAGAGTTCTTATAGATAAGTGATAAGAACCTATGGGTGTGAGCACCACCCTTGAACCCTGCCCTGCTTATATGGATATGTAGTCCGCAACTCTTGGCGTCCCAACTCCTAGCAGTATGAACTCTGCGTAGATAATCTAGCGTAGTCCATAAGTTCTTATGGTTAGTAAAGAAGTCGAGAGTAGCAGGGTGAGATACCATCTCGAACCCCTTATACCCGCCACTACTTATACTACTATCCTCTTTAAGATACACGAACCCGCCTAACATCTCGCTAACATATTCGGCACTATCGTGTAGGTTATTATCTCTAATCTCCATCTCTAGTTCTATACCGAAGTGTAGTTTATTCTTATCCTCACCATAGAATATAGGGTCAGGCTTGTAAGAGTATTGGTTAATTAACCTACCACCCTCACAGTTCTCGCAACTATCTCGGTTATACATATCGCAATTCTCACACCAGTTGGCATTATTAGAGCAACAATCCTCGCACCAATACACACCAATATCTGCTATCTCATAACTAGAGTGTTGGTCTGAGTAAGTATCCTCGCAACTCTCACACCAGAAGGTATAGTTATCGGCACATACTTCGCAATAGACACCATAACCCTGAACATATCGAGAACTCTCGGAATAATCAAAGTTATTACAATGCTCACAATAGATACGGCAATCCTCGCATAGTGTATCACCGCCTCTAGTGGTAGCCATATCGTCAGGAAGGAAGTTCCCCGAACAACTACTACACTCAACTGGTTCTATCTCATCAGACATAATCACTTCCAATCTGAATTAAATAACCCCACTTCTTTAGGGTTAGATTATCATAACAAGCGTGGCATAATAATATATCATCTCCGATAAAGCCTTCGCTTATCATTGACTTGCCACACTCTAAGCACTTATCATCAGGCATTTTAACTCCTTACCTTACCTGATATTTCGATTATTATATCACTAACTTTATTCCTTAATTGGTCGGTAGATAAAGCCATACCTTTGAAGTCGCCCCTATCATACCAGTTTGCTTGCGTTCTTAGAGAAGTTCTAATAAGTTCTAGTTCATCTCTAGTTAGTTCAACCATTACCAAGTTATCCATATTACTTGCGTTCTCTGAATAACTTGATACTTCTTAGGGTGATACCAATAATCGCTAGGATTATCAGCGTTCTATGGGGTAGCCATATCTCACCGAAGTAAGTGCTTAGGTAGGTAGCAACGCTATCCACGCTAAACTCTTGGATTATCTCCATCTTATCTCCATCTCCTAATCTAATGATTAGGCTACCAAGCAGGGAAGGGAAGTGCCCTGCTTGATAGTCATACCATTAAACTAATTTTACCATAGTGCCAAGTCTATCATAGACTTTAGCGATAGTGCCATCATAACTCTCAGCACCCTCTCCGTCAGCACCTTCTATCCATAAGACAGCGTTCTTATATCTGATAGTTGAACCCTCTCCGTTAAGGCTCATTAGTAGAGCCGAAGCGTAGTGGTCAGAACAACTAGCGATTAACCGACCTTGTGGGTCGAAGGCGTCTAGTCTGAACTTCTTACCCTTAGACATATTATCACCCTTCTTTAGTTCTAGCCTCTAATGGCTAGACCACCTAGCAGGGGGAAGGAATAACCCTGCTAGATAGTCCAGTAATTATAGGTAAGGGAGAGCCTTGATTTGGTTCTCTCTCACGAACTTATCAATCCGTTCTTGTAGTGCTATTGCGTGCTGATCTTGCTCAGATACCCTCTGAGTAAGTGGTATTACCTTGCGACTAGAACGCTTAACCTTAACCTTACGCTTAGGTTTAACGACCTTGCTAGTCGGGTCAATAACTATCACTTCACCATTACTTTTAGTGATGGTGATTGGTGATGGTATTTGGCGAGTGTTCATAGTTCTATTCTTTAGCACCTTGCGGGGTGCGGTCATAATTGAACTCATCTTATCTCCCTAAAATATCGGACACCTTGCCCGATAAGCGGATAAGCGGGGAGTTGAACCCCGCCTACCCGAACCCTCAACTTGCCCGACTTACAAGGTCGAACTCGCAGGGGGTTAATTTATTTATCGAGTGATTTAGCGAACTTTACTAGGTTCAGGGTTCTATCTGATATATTCGGGCAACCGAATAAAGAGCAGAGATACAAGAAACCCGAAGGGTTCAAGAACTCTCGGTGATCGGGCAAATCTCTCTCGTTTTGCTAGGTTCTTAACTAGTTGCCTAGTCGAACTTTATCGAGATCGAAGTTCGGGGGATTTTACTCCCACTCGTCCAACCGATAGGAGAATTGAACCATAGGTCAAAACCGATTACAAGCCAAAACAAGGGTTTTTTGAAAGTTTTTTTGTGAGGCTCATCACACCCTAAGTGAACAATAGGTGAACACTTTCGGGTTCTCGGTGTGTCGATTTGAAGATTTTAGGAAAGTGTGCTTAGGGGATAATCGAACAAATGTTCGAATACCGGTGGCGGAATAGGTCGGGGAGATAGTTCGAACAAGTGTTCGCATATTTGGATTTTAATATATCTCTCAGGTAGTTCTCAGGTATCAAGTAGAGGTAGAGGGTAGGAAAATATCTAAATCGGTAAGTAGATATATCGACAAATCGACAAAACTTTGACCCAGACTTCTTTAATTTTCGTGCGGTAATATATATATGTCTTACCTAAAAATATATGTTAGGCCCGTTAATATATATACAAAACGGACATTTATAAGAAATATCACCCTAAGTTGTTCGCTTTTCAGTTATTCACAGGTTATCTATATATGTAATATATAATATTCCATATACGGAGATTCCTCCGTTTTGGACTACGGAATCTCCTATAGTATTTATATAATATAATATATATAATGGGATAGGTCTGCCGTTAGGCAACTACCGTTAGATTAGTCTTAGGGGCGTTAAATGGCAAAGCAGAACCTTACCAAGGAAGAGGCCCAGTTCAGGGTTCTCACCCAACTTAAACAGGGTCAGACCATCAAGATGGCTATGGAGTCGGTTGGCCGATCTGAGGCCGCTTTCCGCCAATGGACCCTTACTGAGCCAAGTTTTAAAGAACAGGCTGACAAGGCTAGGCTAGAGGCTAAGGGTGTAAAGACCGACCTAGCCGAACTTAAAGATATTTCATTTGAGGATTTCTCTAAGGAGTTCTTAGATACCTCACTCTTTCCCCACCACCTTGACTGGGTGGATCTGGTAGAGGGCAAGGAGCCTAGGTGGTTACACCCATCTATGACCTATGAGCAGGCTGCTACTAATCGTATCCTGATTAACGTACCACCTGAACACGCCAAGTCAACAGTTATCACAATCAACTACGTTACCTACCGCCTTGCTGTAGATCCTAACGTCAGAATCATTATTGTTTCAAAAACCCAGGGTATGGCCCGAAAGTTTCTTTCAGCCATCAAGACCCGCCTTAGCCATCCTAACTGGACTAAGTTGCAGGTAGCCTTTGGCCCACAGGGTGGATACAAGGCAGACTCCAACACTTGGTCTGCTGATATGATCTACCTAGGTTCAGGCCGTGACTCTGGCGAGAAAGACCCAACTGTACAAGCATTAGGATTTGGATCTCAGATCTACGGAGCACGTGCTGATCTGATTATCCTTGACGATGTGGTGATGAATGCAAATGCCCACGAGTGGGAGAAGCAAATTGAATGGCTTCAAAAAGAAGTCATCACCCGTTTGGGTCGACACGGAAAACTACTTATTGTAGGAACCCGTGTCGCACCTATTGATCTTTATAAAATGATGAGAGATCCTGCCCAATGGACTGGTGGCAAATCTCCATTCACTTACTTTAGTCAACCAGCCGTATTAGAATTTGATGAGAAGCCTACCAACTGGAAAACCTTATGGCCCAAGACTGATAGGCCTGAGGGGGAACAAGATGAGCCAGACAAAGACGGATTATACACCAAGTGGGATGGACCCTCGTTATTTACTAGAAGGTCTGAAGTCGCTCCCTCAGTATGGGCGCTGGTCTACCAGCAAGAAGATGTTATGGAAGACTCGATCTTCTCGCCAACTGTTGTCGCTGGATGTGTCAACGGAATGCGAAAGAGAGGCCCACTCAAGGCTGGAGTCCCAGGCCATCCAAAACATATTGATGGCTCTTATACCGTTATCGGCCTCGACCCCGCTATGGCGGGAGCAACAGGAGCAGTAGTAGTTACCTACAACCGCTCTGATGGTAAGATTTATGTCTTAGACTGCGTCAATATGACAGATACTACCCCACAAAGAATTAGAGATCTCATAGAAGAATGGGTTATCAAATACAAACCCCAAGAGATCCGAATAGAAATTAACGCCCACCAGAAGGCTTACGCCTTAGATGATGATCTACGTAACTGGTTGGCGGCTCACGGCTGTACCCTTAACTCTCACTTCACAGGTAAGAACAAATGGGATACAGGATTTGGTGTGGCATCTATGGCCTCACTGTTTGGGACAACAAGAGATTCTCGTTTCCAAGATAATAATCTAATTGAACTTCCTTCTAATGAAGGCTCTGAGGGCTTGAAGTCCTTAGTACAGCAATTAATTACTTGGAAACCTGATACTAAAAACCCAACAGATACAGTGATGGCACTATGGTTTGCTATCATTAAAGTCCGTGAACTTATGCAGCAATCATCATATGCTACTAAGTTTGCCAACAATCGTTGGGCAACTAGAGCACAAAAAGATAAAAGATACGGAATCAATCTAGATGAAGCCTTTGCAGAGCAATGGCAAGAAACTTACGGATAGGAAAACACTATGGCACTTCCAATGATTGCAGCAGGTATTGCTGCTAGAGCAGTAGCAAAGAAACTTGCAACAAGAGCAGCAGGTGGAATTGTCGGCGCTGGAGCAAAGCAGGTAAACCCAGTATATCGTAATATTAGCAATCAAACTAAAGACATTGCAAAAAATTCAGTTAAAAAAGTATACTATGCAGAAAAAGAAGCAGCAGCATTAGGTAAACCTAAAAAACAATTTGTTAAAGAAGTGAATGAATTTAGAAGCAAAACTGCCGCTGGATTAAAATCTGGTTCACAAGCCAAATCTGCTATTAAGATGATTGAACAAAATAATTTTAATAAAATATTATCTGGTAAAACAGGTGATCCAAAAGTTATTAAAATTAATAGTAACTTAAAACGTTCTAAATAAATAACTTTCCTTTAATCGTTAGGATATAAATGGCTTTATCAATAGACCAAATTGCATCACGGGTTGAGTCACTCAAGTACCGTGCTTCTGAGCGTGATGCTCGAGCAGGCGATGTCCTTGCTGTGCGTCAAGGTAAAATCTCTGAAGTTTATCCTGACTTTTTTCCAGAGGGTGTAGATACAAATGTCGTGGCAAATTTTATTGATATCGTTGCCAGGGATCTTTCTGAGGTTATGGCGCCACTTCCAGCGGTTAACTGCTCGTCCGCTAATCAGATCAATGATCGTGCTCGTAGGTTTGCTGACAATCGTACTCGCATTGCTTCTAATTATTTTAATCATTCCGACTTACAAGTTTCTATGTACACGGGGGCGGACCACTATATAACATATGGATTCCTGCCATTCGTAATTGAATTGGATCAGGAAGCAAAACTGCCTCGCATCCGCCTAGAAAACCCAAGGATGGCTTATCCTGAATTTGATCGCTATGGACGATGCATTGCATTTGCAAAGCGATACACACTTACACTTGGTGAGTTAGTAGCACAGTTCCCAGAGTACGAAAGCCAATTACTTGGCCCATCTGGATTCAAACAAGATATCAATAACTTAGTTGAAATTATCCGCTACTATGACAAAGACCAATCTGTTGTATACATACCATCTAGACAAAATTTAGTTTTGTCTCAAGCCAAGAATCCTCTTGGTAAGATGATGGTTGTTGTAGCAAAACGCCCATCTGTTGACGGTGAGATGCGTGGACAATTTGATGATGTATTAGGAATTCAATTACTTCGTAACCGATTTGCTATGTTGGCTATGGAGGCTGCAGAGAAATCTGTACAGGCTCCTATTGTACTTCCTCAAGATGTACAAGAGTTGCAACTTGGTGGAGATGCGGTTATCCGTACATCTAATCCAGCAGGTGTTCGTCGTGTAGAACTTACTTTGCCACAAGGTGCATTTACTGAACAACAATTATTAAATCAAGAGTTACGCGTCGGTGCTCGTTATCCAGAGGGACGTACTGGTAACATCGACGCTTCCATTGTTACTGGTCAAGGCGTGCAGGCTCTTATGGGTGCTTTTGATACCCAAGTTAAATCAGCGCAAGCAATCTTTGCTACAGCACTTCGTGATGTTATTAGCCTTTGCTTTGAAGTTGATGAGATGTTTTTTGATGAAATTAAAACAATTCGCGGCGTAGATGCTGGTTCTCCATATGCATTAGAGTATAAACCAAGCAAAGACATCAAGAAAGATTATTCTGCTGATGTTCGTTATGGTATGCTTGCTGGTCTTAATCCAGCACAAGGTCTTATCTTTATGCTACAGGCTCTTGGAGGCAAGTTAATCTCCAAGGATATGGCAATGAGGGAGTTACCATTCAATGTTAATGTCACACAAGAGCAAGAGAAAATTGAAGTTGAAGATATGCGTAATGCTCTTATCGGTTCACTTCAGGCTTACACACAAGCAATTCCGCAGATGGCTGCTGCTGGACAAGATCCTTCAGATATTGTTAAGAAAATCGCTGACGTTATTAAGTCACGACAAAAGGGACAAGCAATAGAGGATGCAATTGAAGAAATATTCGCGCCTCAAGCGCAACAAGTTCCTCCTGCTGGCGCACAATCTCAGGTTGAGCAAACGTCCCCTGCTCCCGCTGCTGCCCCAGTAGGAGGTCCTACACCAGAACAAGGTATGGCAGAGTTACCACCAGCAGAGGTTGCACCAGATATTCAAAGTCTTTTATCTAGCCTAACATCAGGTGGAGAAGCAAACGCAAGCGTAAGAACTATTCGACGACGATAATTAAGTAGGGGACAATGACAACAATTATTGGATTAGAACACAAAGACCGCTGTTTTATAGTTGCTGATAGCCAGACTACTGATGCTGATGGTAGAATATATTCTCACCCTGAGGTTAAAAAGATTTCAGAGAGTGGTATGTTTTTAATTGCAGGATCTGGAGAAACATTAGCCTGTGATATAGCGCAACACATTTGGGAGCCACCAACTCCTACCAAGCAAGACAAAGAAGATTTATATCATTTTATGATTGTAAAGGCTATGCCTTCTCTACGTAAGTGTATGATAGAGAATGGTTATAACTTTGATGAAGATACAAAAGAATCTCGCTTCCAGTTTATAATGGCTGTAGGTGGAGAAATATTTGATGTTGACCAAGAGTTGTCAATAAGCAAATCTGCAGATGGAGTATATGCTGCAGGCTCAGGTGCAAATTACGCACTAGGCGCTTTATACGCTGGAGCAGATGCATACCAAGCAATGGAGATTGCATCTAAACTTACAGCGTTTACAGCAGGCCCATACATATCAAAAGAACAACCTAGAAAAATTAAGTAGGAGGAACTATGGCAGAGAACAGAGGCGGTTACCGTCCAACTGCACCACAGAACAATCCTGCAAATGTATCAGCAACTGGTGGAGCAGGACAGTCTGGAACACAGCCAGCACGTTATATGTCAGGTTTAGCCTATGGACAAGGTCAAGCACAGATGCAACAACAGACTGCAGCACCTATGGCTGGTAATCCTGTTGCCGCTGCACAACCTATGGCTGCCGCACCGCAACTTCCACAAGTTACACCAATTGATGCACCAACACAAAGACCAGATGTGCCAATTACAACTGGTATAGATATGGGACCTGGTGCAGGATCTGAAGCCCTGGCATTGCCAGCAGCAGTTCCTCAAGTTCAAAATGATGACTCAGCAAAATTAATTCAAGCATTATATCTTCAAGATCCAAGTAATGAAGATGTTCGGCGTATGTTGGAGTATTTGAGCGCTGAAGGCAGGATCTAGTGGATTATCCTAAAATTAAAAAGGATGCTAGTGGTAATTATATTGTTGAAGGTTCTTTAAATAAAACTTTTGAAAAACAACAATTAGATTATATTGACATCCAACAACAAGCAGAAGTTCTTGGTGGCCAGCAAGGAATTGACCTGAGGAAAAGTATTTCTTCAAATCCTACTGCTTCCGCTGGAGTTATTTCTAGTCTTTATAAAAACGGGTCCATTGGTCAAAGCGCATTAGTTGATACCTTTATTGAAATTGATAAACAAACAAAAGCGCAAAGAGAATTAGATCAATTAAAGGAACAGCAAAAGGCTGCCGAAGAAACATTCAAAAGTAAGATGTATGGAATCCCATACAACATCTGGAGATCTATTAAAGGCGTTAGCCGAGTAGCAACTGCTGGTGTTCTTTTCCCAGTAGAATCTTTATTTAACTCTATTAGCAATACTGTTGCACAACTTGCTAGTGGTGGACTTGCTCGGCCAAAAGAAAATGCAGTGTGGGAAGGTATAGATCAAACCTACGCTGTGCAAATGATTAAAGAATTTGTTAGCACTGGAGAACTAAACACAGGATCAGGTTTCTTTGTTAACGAGGAATCTGGCGTCGGGTTTAAGGTTCGTCAAGAAAAATTAAAATTAGGTAAAATAGCAGTATTGGATGGAGAAGGTAATCAAGTTGTAGATAAAGAGGGAAACCCTTTATACAGACCTTACTCAGCAATTGATCCAATTTCTTATGTTATGACCGGCGGAAACCTAGAAAGTGGTAACGCTAGACTTATAAACGCAATTGGTGAAATTGGTTTTATGATCTATGCAGATCCTTTAACTAAAGTAAATAAAGTTGTTAAAGCCAAAAATGCTATATTAAAATCTGAAGCCTATCAAAAGGGTAGAGCATCTGCTGAAGATTTAAAGAAACTTACAGTTTTAGAATCTCAAATTGCTGCTAGTGCCGATGATACAGTTAAAGCATTAGAAGACCTAGGGCTAGTTGAACGGGCCGTCAATGCTGGCGTTCCAGTTGCAGATAGTGAATTATTAAAATTTCAAAAAACATACAATGATGCTGTCGCTAAAAAAGTCAGATTAGATGCTGAGTCTCAAGCCCTTAAGCAAGGGTTAGATTACGATGCAATTGAGAAGTTTTTAAATGGTGCTTCTGCTAGACCAATATTAAATGAGATTGCAGAAATGGATGACTACTTTGACATCTGGCAATTAAGTAGACGTAATGGTCGTGGTGGATTTACAATAGAACAGGCTAAGGCACTTGCTGGCGCTAAAAGTAGAGATGAAGTCTTAGAGGTTTTAGCACCATATATTGCTGGTGGAACTGTAGCGCAAAATATTTTAGAAACCGGGACAGTAACATCTAGAGCGCTTAGTGGTATTGTCAAGGGACCTGTAGCCAGACCTGCACAATTCGTTGCTGGACGTGCTGCTAGTGGAATTAAAAAACTACCTTATGCTGAAAAACTATATAACGGTATAAGCAAAAACTATACAACATATATTCCTAGAAGTGGCACATTAGTACACTACGAAGATAAAGATGCATTAGTAGATGTAGTTGTTAACTTTGCTAGAGCCTTAAAAGTAGATGAGACTACTGTAAGAAAGTTAGTCGATGAAGTTGCTTTTAACATAGATCCTAGTGTGTCTGCATTCCAAGCAACAACTAAAGTTTACGATGAGGTATTTAAAGCAAATGCTGCTGCCTTTCAGAAGGCCGGAATTGGTGCAGATAAACTTAAAGATCTTACAACCTTCTTTAAAAAGAATGCTGACGAACAGGCTATGTACTGGGCAGAGATGCACAGAAATGGTGCTAATTTAGATTTTGTTTTTGTTAATGGGCAAAAGGTAAGATTCAATGGTCCACACCTAGAATCTGAGCGATTAAATTCTATGCTGTATTTCCCACCACCAGAGGAACTACTTAGGGAAATTTCTAAGGTTGGAAAACTTGGTGCGGTTTATAGAAATAAACTAGCAGGTGGTGCCCTAAATGCGGTTGATACATTTACTAATAATTTTTGGAAGAAAGTCTTATTAACAAGACCAGCATATGTTATCAGAAACATAGGCGAAGAGCAAATACGTATTATGCTCAATGGTCATATTTCTTTCTACAATAATCCTTTGGCTGCAATTGCTATGTGGCAAGGACGAAGCAGTGGCCCAAAGTGGAAACAACTTCTTAACTCATTTGATGACTACAGACACAATGTATTAGGTCAAGAGATGAAGTTGGCTAAATCTGCCGATGAATTATCTTACGAGTCTTTAGCCGTTGCTAACAAAAATGACTATCTAGACTTTATGTCAAATATGTCACAAGGTGCTGCTCAAGAGGTTAACAAAGTTTCTGTAATGCGTGGATATCAATTAGTTTATCCTAAGGATAATAACTGGTATCTTGGATTAGCAAATGAAATCAGAATACTTAGCGCTAGTAATTTAGGAAAGGCTGTTGCTAGAACTGCTCCAGGAAAAGAGGCTGACACAGTCGCTTACTTATTATCTGGTGAGGGTAGACCAGCCTGGGATAGATTCCTAAACGGCATTGAAAATAAAGAAACTAGAGATATCTTTGATACATTTGAAGGCGCTATGGCGTTCTTGTTCACAGGTAAAAATTCTTCTGGTCAATTAGTATCTTTGCAGGCCCGTATTGAACAAGTTGCTGGACAAAATGGAGCATCTGCTGACTCAATTAGAAAGTTAATTGGTGATGGATTCATAGAAACTCCTGGGTATTCCCTGAGAGTTCCTAAAGAAACAGATGAGGCCCTTAATTCTTTGAAGAATGCTAAGGAAGTTACCTCTGGTCGCAAGAAAATCAAAGATGTAAATCAAGAATTTGCAGATCAACTTAAAAAAGTATTTGAAGGTGTAGCAAATTGGGACAATGTTGCTATGAAAATACCTAAAGAAGTTGCTATTATAGAAAAGAACAGACAATCTAAGATAAATTTAGCGATTGAAAATTTTTTTGACCACGCAGTTCAGTTTGAAAAAACCACAAGTATGGGTCCTGAGTGGCGCCAGAAGTACTGGGATGTTGTGCGTGATGTTATTTACGCAGCAGACGCACCAGCACTAGAGCAAATCAGCAAGATTGCACCTAAATCCCTTGCTCCACTATTAAGTGCTGACGGAACAAAACCTTTAGGAAAGACTCACGGCTTTTGGGCTAATGCTAAAAAGGCTGATGGCTCAGGAACTATGACTAAAGAAGAAATTCACGAGTATGCAAGTAGAGTTGCTAGCCAACACGTAAAAGAATTATTTTATAACGCATCTAAGAAGCGTCTATTGTGGCATCAACTTAGATTAGTTGCACCATTCGGTCAAGCCTGGGCAGATACTATTACCAAGTGGGGTAAATTATCGCTTAATAATCCAGGAGAAGTTTATAAAGTTGTTCGTGCACTAGATTGGCTTAAATCCCCAGAGTCTTCAGCGTTATATCAACTAACTGATGCTAGAGATTACTATGATCCAAACCAAGGATTTTTCTTTACGGATCCTCAGTATGGAACACGTCAGTTCTATGTACCATTTATGTCAACTGGTATGAACTTTATGACTAATCTTTTCACCAAGGGACAGTTTGATGTAAGTGGACCTTTTGGTTCTAAGGGTACACCACAGTCATTTAACTTTGCTTTAGGTAGCGGAATTATTCCTGGTTTTGGTCCTGGATTTACCATATCTTTAAATATGTTAGAGGGTTTTGGTTTAGATCCTACGCAAATGCTACCTCCATCTATGAGAGAGTTTGCTGAGAAAGTATTTTATCCATACGGTAGACCTAACCTGTCTACTGGTGCTGGAGCATTACAGGCTTTAACTACTCCTAATATATCAAGAATAGTAGGCAGTGGATTATTTAACTTTGAAGAGGGTTATGCTGCATCATTTGCTCCAGTAATGAATTACTTAGCAAGTAGTGGAGAATATAATCTTGATGATCCAGCCGATCAAAATAGATTGATACAGGATACCAATAGATTCTCAAGAACATTCTCTGCATTTAGAGGTATATTTGGTCTAGCCAGTCCTTTTGCCACCGCACAAGAAGATCTCGTTAAAGATAAGAGTGGTGATACTTTACTTGCTTCTGCTCTTTGGAATGATTTTAAGAAACTTGAAATTGCCGCTGGTGGTGATAGGAATAAAGCCTATGCAGACTTCTTAGATCTATATGGTCCAGAACAAGTATTCGCCCTTACCAGTACCTGGAGTGGTTCTAATCCAACCAACTTGTTTACATATAAAATGATTCTTAAAGACCCATCTGTAGCAGATAAATACAAAGATACCTTTGGGTACTTCTATCCTAATGGTGGGTTCTCAATGGAACTAAGAAACTGGTTAGAAAGAAAAGGTAGAACAGAGCGCCTATCTACTGAAGAAATTATAGATAGAGCAACTAATATACGTTTTGCTGCTGCTCAAGATAGAGCACTAACTCGTTCTGTAGCAGAGGGTTGGAGCAGTAAATATACTGCTAACGTCCTATCTAACTTAAGAGATAGTTTTAATTTAATTGGTAAGAAAACTGTATATGATGCATCTAAAGAAGATAGAATTTTAAATCAGTTGCGTGAAGCAAGTCAAGATGAAAGATTCTTAAACTCTGAGGCAGTTGCCGGTATAAGAGACTACCTGTATTTAAGAGATAGCACCCTTGAACTTAATGGTAAAAAACCAAATGATAGTTTGAGTGCTAAAGGATTTGAAACGCAACGTGCTTATTTGGCAGAACAAGCACTAGAAATCATTAAGAGAAATCCAGAATTTCAAAAAGTATTCTATGTGTTCTTTAAGACAGAGTTGGAAGGTAATTAAATATGTCAAGTCTTGCGCCTATTACCAAGAAGGTTGTTAAAAAGGTTATACCTAAGACAACAGTTGGAAAGGTAGCGGCAGCAGCCGCAGCCGCAGTTGGTATCAATACAATTCGCAATGACAGTAAGCCTGCCGATAAAAAAACAACAGCAATTCGACCAGCCGATCAAATAGAGGCAGCCAAGAGTGGAATAACTGTAGGACAAACTGATGGCGGATTGACTCTTTCTGGATTACCAAAAGGTTTTGAAATATCTGGCGCTGGAAAAGCACAGTTTGAAAGAGGCGCCGGAGCACAAGTACTTGCTAATCTAACACCTACTGAACGTGCAGCACTGCTGGCAAATATGGGACGTATACCTGGTTTATATTCATCAGGAATGGCTCCTAACCCAGACTTTATTAACAAGATGTTAAGAGATGGTAACGTAATCCCTAGAGATGCGGACCTTAAAGCGCTTGATAAAATAGCAGCAATTGCTGATTGGTCTGCCGATACACCTACTAATACTGTAATTAAATTTGCTAATAATCCTGCTTTAGCGCAGCAATTTTTTGGTAAAGTATCTGCAACTCCTAAAGCAGTTACATCACCTGCAGCACTAGAGGCGGAATTAAACAATAAATTCTTAGACTTATTTGAATCTCAAGCAGATCCTGCACTAGCAAAAGCCTATATAAAAGAGATTAATACTCTTGAATCTAAGTCTAAATCAGTTAGCGCACAGCAAAAAGAAGACATTCTTTTAAAGTATATACAGAAAAAAGCAAATGAATTATACAATCTTGGCCAAACTAGTCTAGTTCCTGGCGCTACAAACAAAGGTGCTTTGGGCAGAACTGTTAGAAGTATTAGAACAGCCTATGAAGATAACGGTATACCTATCAATGAGAAGGATATATACAATAAAGCAGTTCAATCTTTAAGAAGTGCTGATGCTTATAAAAATGTAATTGATGGTGTAACGATGCAGGCTAGCACAATTATGCCAGCATTTAAGGACCTGTTTGCTCAAGGTAAGAATGCTAGAGAGGTACTATCTCCTTGGATAAATACTAGGGCACAGGTACTTGGTATACCTGCAGATCAAATCAAGGTATCAGATATGTATGATATAGGATCAGGTGCTACACCAATATCTATTCAAGACTACAAGAAACAATTGTACAAGAGTCCAGAGTTTAAAAAGACAGATGCCTACAAGGAACGTTCTTTGGCCGATATGCAAACACTACTAAAAGCATTTAACATAGGATAAGGAAAACAATGGCGACACCTAAAGTTACTTCTGCTGGAGTAGTAAGTACTAGTCAGCAATTTGCAGCAAATCAAAGAGAGAATAGAACCCCTACTCCTGCTCGTACTGCTGCTCCCGCTGCTACAGGTACACCATTTGGTCAGGCACAAAAGCCAGCCACAACTCAAACATTAAACCTTTATGGTTCACCTGCCTCTATTGCCGCAGCAAAGGCATCTAAACCAGCACCAGTACCTACTCCACCTAAGTCAACTGCCGCTAAAACAGATGCTCAAATCAATGCAGAGTTAGCCGCAGTTCAGGCTGGATTAGATGAGATATTAAAAAATGTGCAAGCCTTTGAAGCATCTTATGGTGCTGGAGGTGGTATGGGTGGTGGAGCAACAACTACTACAGACACAACTACACCTATTGCTGCTAAAAAAGAAGTTATACCAAATGTGGCGTATGATACTATTCAAAAGATCCTTGAATCATATAGGATTACAGGGCTTGCTTCAGTATTAGAAAGTATTCGTGATGAGTATCCAGAGGCTAGTAGCGCTGAACTATTAACATTATTGCAGTTTGATCCTAGATATAATGCTAAGTTTAATGAAAGATTTGCTGCTAACGTAGCAAGACAAAAGGCTGGTAAGCCAGTATTATCACCTGCGGAATACTTAAAATTAGAGCAAGCATACAATAAAGTATTCACAGCATACAATTTACCTAAGTTTAATACTCAAGATTATTACGATAAATTCATTGTTTCTGATACAGATCCAACAGAAGTAACTGAAAGAGTTCAATTAGCATACGATAGAATAATGGGTGACGATGCTGTTCTATCTACATTTAAGAAGTTCTACTCATCTTTAGGTCTTGGAGACATTGTAACTGGTATGCTTGATCCCGTTAATCAACTACCTGCACTACAACAAAAAGTTAAGGCTGCTGAAATTGGTGGTGCTGCTGTTCGTCAAGGACTTACTGCTAGCGAACTTGCAACTACCCCAGAAAAAACTGCTGGTTACTCTAACGTAACTACTAGTACTTTAGGCGCAGATGTTCTTGCTAGACAAGGATTAACTAAGGCTCAGGCTGAAGAAGGATACCAAAGAATAGCGCAGGTATTACCAACAGCGGAGAAGTTAAGTTCTATCTATGGTAAAACTGAAGAACAATACGGAAGATTAGAAGCAGAACAAGAACAACTACAAGGTTTAGCCTCAGCAGCACGCAGAAGACAGAGAATATCAGAACTCGAAGCAGCACAATTTAAGAAGAGTTCAGGTCTTGGTAGAGGCGCACTAAGCACAACAACAAACCTATAACTAGAATCCTGACGCGGATCCATCGGCCCTCGCGCAGTGTATAAGACCGATAGCAAGAGCCAGCCTATTTCCCCGAATAGAACTGAGGCTTGCGACTACAACGAATAGAAGGGTGGGTTGCTATGAGCAACAACTACTGGGAAGACGAAGACGACGATCTGGATACAGATACAGATACACAAATGGATGGAAGTGACTTACTTAAAAAGTTACGTAAAGCCAAGCGTGCAGATGAAAAACGTATCAAAGAACTCACTGAGCAACTTGAGGGATTAACCAAGGTGCAGCGTGAACGAGTTGTCAAAGAAGTCCTAGAAAAGAAGGGTGTCAACGCAAAGGCTGCTAGACTTGTTCTTAAAGACTTAGATGATGTTAACGAAGATACAGTGAATAACTGGCTCGAAGATAACGCTGATCTATTTGGAATTAAGATTGACAAGGAAGAGCCAAAGGTAAGTGAAACAGATAGAGCAGCCCTAAGGCAGCAAGATGTTCTTACTCAAAATGCTATGACCCCAGACCGAGCAGAGGATTTAAATCTTCGCATCGATAATGCAGATTCAATGGATGCATTATTAGATGTACTTCGCTCACAATAATTCCGTTCATAGTCACTTGGAGGTGACGAAATGGCATACGTATCAACAGACTCCGCTTCATTAGGCGGAACCGCTGGTGGTGCTGGTCTAGTACAGAAGGCATATGACCGTCTTCTAGAATTCGCTCTCCGTTCTGAACCACTAATTCGTTCAGTCGCAGATAAGCGTCCAGCCCGTCAAGCAATCCCAGGATCAACAGTTGTTCTACAACGCTATGTTGATCTATCAGTAGCAACTACTGCCCTGACAGAAACAACTGATCCAGATGCAGTAGCAATGTCAACACCAACCTCAGTAACCATTACTCTTAACGAGTACGGTAACTCAGTGTTGGTAACTCGTGCATTAGAGTTATTCTCTCTTGCAGATGTTGACCCTGCAATTGCTAACATCATTGCATTTAACCTTGCAGATTCTATTGACTCCGTAGCGATGACAACATTGCGTGGCGGAAACAACGTAATCTACTCAGGTTCAACTGCAACTTCAACAGCAACAATTACTGCTGCTGCAACAATTTCATCTGCAAACCTACGCAAGGCTGTAGCCAAGTTACGTGCTAACAAGGCTGTTGCTCGTAAGGGTAGCCTATACTGGTGTGGTATCCACCCAGAAGTTTCACACGATCTTCGTGCTGAGACAGGTTCTGCAGGATGGTTGCTTCCTAACCAATACGGCTCTGCACAAGACCGTATCTGGGCTGGAGAAATCGGAACATACGAGGGTGCATACTTCGTAGAGTCTCCACGTCTATACAACGCAACAGATGGTTCTTCATCTGCTCGTGTATACCGCACAATCCTAGCAGGACAGCAAGCATTGGCTGAGGCAGTTGCCGAAGAGCCACACGTAGTTATCGGACCAGTAGTTGACCGCTTGATGCGTCACCGCCCAATGGGTTGGTACGGCGTATTAGGCTTTGCACGCTACCGCGAAGAGGCACTATACAGAATCGAATCAGGTTCTTCAATCGCTTAGTTGATTGACGGTAAGACACTGTTTATACGGCGAATACGTTGCAGTGTCTTACAGTAAGTTCATTAAGGAGAACAATGGCAGATTATACATTTACAACACCAGTTGTAGAAGAAGCACCTATTGGAAAACATAGACTGTTTTATTTCTATAAATTAGATAAAGGTGTAAGCATTGCCAAAAGTGGTGGAACTTATTCTAAAGTAAGATATATACTAGATGAAGATATAACCGACTATGATGAATTTTATCGTGGTGGATATGAACATACAGTAGATGATACTACAAAGGCTGCATTAATAGCAGCAGGCTTAGGAATTACTGAGGCTAACTTTACAGCAATATAGGGGATATATGAAACACTGGGAACATCATCCAGAACCAATTGATGGATGTTTTGGATGCAAGGGTTTAAGTCTTCAGATGAATACTGGAGATGCTAAAAGAGATATACCAGATAAGACACTATGCCTAAGACTAAAGATATAACTCAAAAAGCCGCAGCCGTAATGAAAGAGATAGGACAAATCTAATGCCAAAAGTAGGAAAGAAGAAGTTCCCATATACCGCCAAAGGCAAGAAGGCTGCAAAGGCTTATGCTAAGGGTGAGAAGATGGAATCAAAAGCAGAGAAGATGATGGAAATGCGTAAGGGTATGAAGAAGATGGGCAAGAAGAAGTAATATGAATACCCCTAAACCAACACCTAAACCTAAGAAGTTAACGGATAATCAAAGACGTGAAAAGGTTCTTAGAGATTTTGGTATGACAATATCTGATACAGGTATGGCTGCAGCCGAGGCTGCTGCTAAAAAAGCAATTGAGAAAAAATACCCAGGAATGTATATACCTGAAACTCGTATTGCTCGTAGACCAGGGACAAGATAATAATGAAAAAAGCAGCAGCAAAGAAAAAGATTTCCAAGGTTATGAAAGAGTATAAGGCTGGAACTCTTAATATTGGCAAGTCAAAGAAGATGGTAAAGTCTAAGAAGCAGGCAGTTGCTATTGCCCTATCTCAGGCTGGAATGTCAAAGAAGAAAAAGTAATGTCATCGGGTCAACGTAAGCGTCACGACGGTTGGAATAAATCAATTATGCGGGACGGTGTAATTGTTATTCTTCGGAAGGATGGGTCGGAAAAAGTCCGCCTTGACCCTAAGACAAAAGAAGTAGTTAAGGGGAGCAAGTGAAAGATTCAAGATTAAAGAGAGCGGGAGTATCTGGTTTTAACAAACCAAAACGTACTCCTAATCATCCAACCAAGTCACACGTAGTAGTGGCTAAAGAAGGTAGTCAAGTAAAGACTATTCGATTTGGACAGCAAGGTGTAACTGGGGATAGAAAACCTACTGCTAGACAAAAATCATTTAAAGCACGTCACGCTAAGAATATTGCTAAAGGCAAAATGTCTGCAGCGTACTGGGCAGACAAGGTTAAATGGTAATGTCTTATACTAATCCTGAACTTAGGAATCGTATTAAGAATCGTATTATGGCCAGTTCTAAAGGCGGCAAGCCTGGACAATGGTCTGCTCGTAAAGCCCAACTTGTAGCATTGGAATATAAAAAGTCCGGTGGTGGTTATTCAGGTAGTAAGAGTAGCAAGCAAAAGTCTTTATCTAAATGGACAAAAGAAGAGTGGGGCACCAAGTCTGGCAAACCTAGCACTCAGGGCAAGAAGGCTACTGGCGAAAGATATTTACCTAAGAAAGCAAGAGAAGCATTATCCTCATCTGAATATGCAGCAACTAGTAAGGCTAAACGTGAGGGTATGAAAAAAGGTAAGCAGTTTGTAAAGCAACCTAAATCAATAGCAAAGAAGACAGCAAAGTACAGATAGGGACACTGGGGACTATGAGCAAAAAAGATTCTGTGGCACTAGTATGGTGTGATAACGGAATGGTAGATGGCAAGTTTATGCAAGGCGTAGCAGATGTAATGTTAAAGTCTGGCGTAGAATTTGCTACAACATTACGCAGCCAAGGCAACCAAATTGCTAGACAAAGACAGACAGTAATTGATTACTGGTATGATAAGACTGATTACGAATGGCTACTATGGGTAGACTCAGATGTAGTAATTAGTCCAGAAAAGTTTAGATTATTATGGGATAACAAGGATGTTAAAGAACGTCCTTTAGTTACTGGAGTATATTTTACTACAGATAATCCTGAGGAACCTTTAATGATTCCAATGCCCACAGTATTTAGTTTTGTTAACAATGGAGATGGTGGCTTTGGATTATCCAGAGTACATCCACTACCTGAGAATAAACTGATTAAGGTAGATGCTGCAGGGTTTGGATTTATCCTAATGCACCGCAGCGTAGTTGAGA